TCACCGATGTTGGACTATCCGAGCTGAAAGAGATTTACACGTCATTGAATTCACCGTATGATTTCCCTGGGTTGGTTTGTCGCGAACGCATCACTGGCGCGCGATTCAAGTTTCGCAACCCAAACTATGAGCGCATCAAAAATTTGCACGGCAGCGAACCCAAGCTGCAGTTTCAGTACTTGTCGCTGCGTCATCAAAACAAGGTGAAAGAACACTTGAAGCAGCACCCTGAACATCGAGAAGCATTTCAAAAATTCAAGGATCAACTGCATGCTTACACGAATCAGCTTTTTGCAAATTACATCAGTTGCTACGTGAAAAAGGAGCGTCCACTGGGCCAGTTTCCTCCTGAATTCAAAACAAACATGTTCCGTCTGCATGAACGCTATCTGAATGAGCTGCGCGAAAAGAAAGAGCACATTACACTGGGGCAAACCATTGCTTACATGAATGGACTCTACCCGTCCCATCAAATTTACGCGCTGAATTATGGGGTGCGAAAGGCATTGACACAAACACCCGCAACTCAAAGTTAAAATTTAAATTTTTAACAAAAAAAATACTTAAATGGATTGCAGTAAACTTCTATACTAAATCATCATGAACCTAAAAATGAATGCATTGTTGTTCTTATTCATGGCATCTTCTGCAAACGCGGTGTCATTGTTTACGTATGCCTCTGCGGGATGCGGCGGGGCGCCAACATCAATAACAAATTACACGTTGAACACGTGCTACGACATTTCACAGGGAGGCCAGCAAGGGTCAAACAAAGTGGTTGTTTGCAATGCAACGGTGGCGCAAATCAACATTTACATGGGTTCAAACGCGTGTGCGGGTGCTCCTGCAATGCAAAATGTTGAAGTTCCAAACACATGCGTGAGTGATGGCTCGGGTGGGTTTATGAAAATCATTTGCGATCCAGTGCCAGTTTCATCCACTATTCCAATGGCAACCACCGTGGCATCCACGACAGTTCAAGTGACAACTGCATCGCCAGGAACCACAACACCAGGAACCACAACGCCAGGAACTCAAAACACAACAAACACAAAGTCAGTTGCATCTTCATCACACATGGAACATGTTGGTTTAATGACATTTGTCATATCTTTTGTTTTAACAATCGCAGCGTTGAATTGATTACCGACGACATGCACTATAAAAAAATAAAAAATAAAAAATTTACCATTTGACTCAAATCAAATAGTAAATAGTAAATTTTTTTTTAATTTTTGAATGTGTCATTGCACATTGCTTCAACGATGAATCTGTGAAATGAGTGATTCAAACACGGTTGCAGAGTCTCGTGCCGCTTGAATCAAATAGTTGTGCACAATGTCAACATCTGTCGCCGCATGAAAAGCAATCCGAATGATGCTGTGAGTGTCATGTGGATGATTCTTGCGAAATCCGCAAAATGATACGGTCTTGCTGCCCAAATAGTGATTTGTGTGAATGAAATACTCAATGCATTTGCCCAGCGTGTAATCTTCATTCTGCAATGTGATGTCAAACCCGTTGCTCAACGTGGTGTCAGACGACGAAATGTCTACATCGCCACTGGCATTCTCGATATCACTCACAAGTTTCTTGCATTTTTCAATCATGATAAGACATGCCTTGGTTAGAATCTCCGTGTTCTGATACACGCCAATCGATTCTATGGTCATCTCGAAACTGTCTGGCTTCGTGTAGCGCATTGCATCCATCGCAAACCAGTTTTTCTTTTCGAATGCAATCGATGCAGCATCATTGCCATCTCGCTCCAACAACTTTGCGCGTTCAGACCACACTTTTTCGGCTTCTTCCACATTTGGGGTTGCACGATACGCGCATGTGCTCACCACGTTATACATGCCATCCATGCGCGCAGTTCCCACGCCAATTTCGGCCGTCAAAGCCAGTCGCTCGCCTTCCACAAATTGTGTCAGCCTCGGAATCAATCGGGCAATCAGAATGTAGCCACCCGTGATTGGATCAGGCGGGAAGATACGCCGCACAACAGATTCACTGAGTTCCTTACCCGTTTTTGCATTCACCATGCGAAAGTCCTTCGTTGTTGCGTATTGATTTGCAGTTCCCGTGTTTTGAACGTCCAAAACCACGCGATAATCCTCCACATTGAAGTGCTCGAAATCGGGGTCATTGGCTTTCAAATGAATGGGAATGCAGCCCATGCGCTGCTTAATGATTTCATTGTTCAAGCGCGTGGTGTTCGCCGTGATTTGCACGCGGTTCTCGGAATGCGGCAGTGTGCGAAAACAGAATGTCGGAATGTCGGATAGGACCGTGCGCCGAACAGCGTTGATTAAACTCACATTGATTTGACTCACGGAAAGTTTGAGAGTGCCATCATGGTCTGTAAAAGTTTCGATAATGGGTTGTTGAGGCATATTAATCCACTGTTGAATTTGCTATTGAATTGTCTCTAATACATTAGTTGTGCATTATTTATAAATCAATTTTTTAATAATATCCGTGAAATGATTTATACAATGTTTTCATAGGCAATGCGAATGTATTGTGTTTTTTGCATGGTTCCATTTCATAACAATAGTACTGACGAATGAAATCTTTGGTTGCGTCAAAATCACCAACGGGTGCATATTTTTTATCATTCAAGAAATACACATACTTGTCGCCAACTGCGTATGGAAAAGAGTCATAGTTTCCTCCCATTGGCGAATTGAACTTGCGAATGGTGTCGCCATTTATGCCTGAAAACGACAAAATGCCTTTGCCGATAAACAAATATTCGCGTTTTCCCGTTTGCATGAGAATGTTGTTGCCTCTCTCAATGCCGCGCTTGAATCTCCAATATGGATCATTGAATCCATTGTCTCCAATGAACAATTGTTCATATTTCACATCCATTAGTTTATCATTCAAATCCAATTTCCCACCATTGTTAAACCGATTGTTGTAAATTTCTGCACGTCCGCCACCATAATCAAATACCACAAACGGAAATAGTGAGTTATCATTAATTTCATAAATGCTTTTAGGTCTTTTCATCATTTCACCCTTTACACCACACCGCATGAACCGAGAAACATTAACCATTCCTTTCGAGTTTTTATAAGAGCATGTTTTGACATTTTCATTTCCATTTTCATTATCATTTATTTCCAGTTTTTTAATAACTTTCCGTGTTTTAGACTTAGTTCTAATTTTAACTCTGTTTCTAATTTGTTTTGATGATGACATTTACACTAAGCATATAAAAAGTTTATGTCATAATCAAATTTATTTTCTCTTCATACTCAAACAATCAAATGTTATTGCTGTTCTCAATGTATGTCAAAGACGAATATACTGATAAAAAAATGGAGTCAGCTTCTAAACGATTGGGCAAAAAACTGGGAAGCAAAGTTGAAATGAAATGGCAATGGGTCAAAAATGGAGAAAAATTGGTTGTTGCTTGCGACTTTTACAAAGATGATGGTTCCTGATTTGTTATAGATTTATTAATTGGATGAAGGCAGCGGTGCCAAACAAAGCTTGATTTCTCCCAGACTGGCAACATAATACTTGACAACCAAAGGCAAGTCGTTCTCCAAATACATCTCAATCTGACTACACAAGTTGGTGCATTTGATGAAATAGCCCAGGTTTTTCAGAGAGAATTCCCCTTGAATAATTTTATTGAAATCCTGTTTTTGAATGAACTCCATGCTGCCGTCTGTCTCCACACGCCGAATTTCCGCCGTTGCAAACTGGCCCGAGCATCTGAAAATCAGCTCGTTGCCCACCGACTTGATTTCCAGTTTGTCCGAAATGCACGACATGTCGCGAATAATCTTCTGAAAATCGGACGATGGCAGATTGATGACCGATGAAAACACGACATTGGGCTCGATGAACTCCTCGGGATCCGGCTCAATCAGCCGCAACTTCTGCGTCTTGCATTGCTTAATGTCGCCATTCTCAAACTTCAGGCCCAGAAACGAAACAATGCCGTCGTTGTAGTCCTTCTTCTCAATGTAGAGTGTCAACGTGTCATCATTGTCAATGGAATTGATGAGCTTGAATAAATGGAACATGTTGACGCCAATGATGATTTTCTCCATGTGGCACTCATAATGCTCGAAATTCTCCGCACCCAGAAACAAGTGCGCCAACATGGTGTGCGATTTGTCCATATTGACAATGCGAATGCCGTCCTTTTTGAACATGATGTTGGTTTCCAACAAGATGTCTTTTAGCGCAGTCATCAGCGTGCGAAACGGGGCAATTTGAACGGTTTTAATTGTCAACACATTGTCGGCATATGCATTCACTGCGTTCATTTTCCAAATAAAGAGATATACTATGTTTAAATGACAATCTTTAAATGCTTATGGCACAATTTATTGATTTTGGACAATAAATTGTGCAGTAAATAATATGAAACGCCTTGTTTGTTTATCCCATTAAGTGATATTTGGAAATGACCATGGCGACCAAGATGATGACCATGGCAGCATAATCATCGAGTGTGGTGGGCAACTTCAGCCAGAACGCGTTGGAAAGCACTTGACCCAGGAAATCAAACACGTAGGAAGAAAGAGACACTTGAGCGGCGGAGAGAAACCAGTTGCCGATGCGGTTGGACGGGATAACAAACATCCACTCAATGGTGGCCCAAAACTCCGCGCTCAAAATCTTCTTAACTGTGCCGGCGTCCTTCATCCCCGGCGTGGTTTGCATGAAAAGTGCTAAATCCATTGTGACCATGATGGCCAGATTTAGAAAAATCCAAAACAACAAGAGACCGATGGAAAACTGATGCTTCATATTGTTATTTAGATTTAGTGTATTTTTGCTATTGAGATATATATTATATACAATATATTTATTATACACCTATTATATATCAAAATATAATTCCATTAATTTTAGTAAAATGTCCAGTGCATCTGCTTCACCGTCTCCTTCGGCCACCAGCGCTTCGCCGGATGCAAGTGGCAAAACCCCGCTGAATTACTTTCTTTGGTTCATTGCATTCGTATGTGCACAGGCTTCGTCCATGTGGGGTCAGTTCGTCACTTTGAAGTTCCCAAACATGGGCATGTTTGCCGCTTACAAAATGGCCATTCCATTCGCATGGCTTGATTGGTTGTTCATGTCCATGGCCGTGAACATTGGCGACAAGTACAAGCTCGTCACGCCAACGCAAGACACTTTTACGCTCATCACACTGCAGTTCACCGCCATTCTTCTCATCAACCACTTTTACTTGCACCAGCCGTTGTTTAGGAGCGACATTGTCGCATTTTTCATGATTCTCTTTGCTTTTGCTGTGAGTTTTAACAACATGCTCTCTAAAACGCTGGGTCGACCGGTTCCTAGCGCAACTCCAGCTGCTACGAGTGGTGCCACTGGCGCCCCCGGTGCCACTTCAGCTCCTGGTGCTACCGCTGCCCCCGCTCCTCCCATTGCACACAAGGGCGACCGCAAGAAGCTCAAGTTGCTTAAGAAGATTTGGGGCGTTCAACCCACTAACGACTACTCCGCCCTCACTGAAGGTTTCGGACTCAGCCACAGTCAGTAAAATAAATGACTTTGAATGCATTCATGTTATGTTTTGCCATAACATAAATCAAATTAAAACATTGCAATACAACGCAAAATGTACAGAAGATTTAATGTCTTCGACTTCTACTACGCCTCTTGCTTCTGCTGTGCTTCTTATTGCCATTACGTTTCTTATGCCTAGTTCGCCTTCCACCTTTAACGGAAATTGTGCTAGGACCAATCACAGATTGGGCAGTATTTCCAGATTTTAAAAAGGTTGTGTTTCTACTTTCAACCACGGCATTGCGTGCCAACTGCATTGAAGAAGAGGGGATGGAAATTATTTTATCACCAATAACAGATTGGGTATCATTTCCAGATTTTAAAAAGGACATGTTCCTTACATTTTGTATCTGTTCAGGCAAGTCCTTTAAAACGTCTGTAAACTTTATGCGGTGTGGGAATCTATCAAATGTATCCATTGTACTAGTTGATTTGGTAGTCATTTTGAAACGTTTGTATAACTCGTTTAGGGTTTTAAATGTTTTATCTGATATTAAATAATCACATTGTTCAACAAATTCGAGGGTGCATATTAATCCCACTAACTTTCCTTGTGATGTATAATAATTATTAAAATCACTGCCAAATTTTGTACGAGGATGAAATAACTCACCCCTACAATACAGTTGCACAAATGGATGAATTGGTGGTATAAAAAACAATGAAGCTTCATTTGATGAATCGTGAACAATAAATTTTTTAATACTGCAAATTATATTATCATTATATTTGGTAGTATTTGGTATTAGTCCATTGAATGATAATACCACACGGTACAACGTGCAAGCAGATACATCATTTACACAGCCACTTAAAATTGATGAATTGAATGATCGTGATGCTCCTGATACTCCATCAATCAATGAATCCATAACAATATTTGCTCCTCTATATAAAATTGCACGTCCTTGAGAATGTTGTTTTTCAAAATCAATGGTTTGTCTAATTACATTCTTTCGTTCTTCTTTTACTTTTTCTTTTTCTTTTTCATCGAGCGGATTCCAATCATCAACATATTTTTGTCTTCTAATAATAACAGGACTGTCCCAACAGTGTGATAATATTTCTTGTGATATTTCATGATAGAATTGTTTAATATTAGACATTGAATATCGTTGTTGCACATAATCTACAATAAATGCATTTAATTCAAAAATGTTTTTTTTTACAGAATCAGTATATTCACGTGTAAGATCATTATAATTACTCATTTTCATTTTTAGGCAATTGCAATCATAAATAAAATTATATTCATTTTTATTTTGATTCCTTAGGTATAAATTAAATAAATCATATAAAATTCTTGGTATCTGCAGCATAATTACAGATGCTAACCCAGCATCTGCCATTTTCTTTTGTATGAACAACGATTCATGTTGCAGCAACATTGTTTTTTCATCAGTCGGCATCTGAGTGATTGTATCGCTTCCTGTTAAATAACATGGATACGAATAAGTCATCAAAATTTCATAAATTTTATCTAATTCTCCATCCGTGAAGTCTAATAAATTTTCTGGAACTCTTTTGTACCATACATATGCATAATTTGTAATATCAGACTCAGAGTCAGACATAGATATAAAATTGGCTCCTATATATTTATGTCTATGAAAACAACTTAGTTTTAAATAATCAAATATCAATTTAGCGCCTTCGGGACTTATTACTACGTTTATCGCTTCGCTTATGGCCACTACGTTTATGGCCACTACGTTTACTGCTGCGTTTACTGCTGCGCTTGTGCCTCTTAGTTCGTTTGCCTCCCTTATGTTCTACCCAGGGCCCCCCAACCGAATCCTCCGGTTTTCTATCTGGCCGTTCGTAGAACATCACATGCCCTTGTTTCGCTCTGTTTTGTTTGACTAGCTCGCTCCATGCACTCCAGTTATATAGAGATTGACCTTTATCGTTTTCCAAACATAACATATTATGAAGTGCTTCTAGTTGGTCTTTACTTAACTGCATAATTTTTTCGCATAGAGTTTTTAAATTTGTAAAATAGAAACCAGCTTGAGTGGTGTTTTTATAAGCTGTCATCGTATGGACGTACATACCAAGTTTTTTGCCTAATTTATAAGTATCAACCCGTGTTCCCTCATTTATGCCTTCAGGAGAAATTATATAAACTTCATCATAAGGCAAAACTGTTTCATAAATCAACCCACGGACACTATTTATTTTATCATCACGTTGTATTTTTTCGATAAATGAGCATATCCAAAGGAGCATCCCATTTAGCCTCCCAATTAACTCGAGTATGTCGCCATGGTAAGTTTCATCAGTGTCCATCTCTACTATTTTTACTTTAGTATTTAACCAGTCTTTGAGTTTTTCTAAATGTTGGGAATGATTCTTTATCCATTCCTGATCTGCCATTGTTGAAGAGTTTATTGGTTATACTATCACTAAATATTTTTTTTTCTATTCGACAATTTATGCATAAAGTTTCGTGGATGATTCATGTCCCGTCACACGTTTGATGAAACTGTCGCCGTCCAGCAGTTCCTTCAAATTGTCCATGTGTTTGTCCCGGTGTCGAAACAAGAAATTCACAATGGCTGCCATGGGGAGCTGCTTCTCTTTGATTGCAGCGTAGAATGTTTTGAACGCGTCCGTTAGTGCATCCGTGGTTCCATAATACTTGGACCCCAACATGTCGCGGAACAACTTCTCAATCTCCGTCTTACTGGGATAATTCAGCTCTATAATCATGTCGGTGCGCCCTTGACGCAACAGGGCAGGGTCCAGCTTCTCCGGATGATTCGTTGTAATGAACACGATGAGCCCATGTTTAAAAAGAACGCCGTCCAAGATGTTCAGCAAATTGCTAAACGTAAAAGTCGGCGTTTCAACGGATGTGCGCTTCTCAAACAAGCAGTCGATGTCTTCAAGCAGGAGCACCGTCTTGGGATCCAGATTTCGAAACGAACCCTGAATGGTTGCATTATCCATGTCGCGACTGATGCTCATGATGCCCAGGTTGTAGTGTATCTCATTGCACAGTGCTTTGATCAAGCTCGTCTTGCCGCTGCCAGGCACACCCGTCAGCAAATACGTCTTTTTGTATGGAATGCCGAACGCATCGTATTCTGCCTCGTTGTTCAAAAATTCAGTGAGGTCATCCATGATGCGCTTCTTGATGCGTTCATCCATGTAAACCGTGTTCAACCGGCGAACGGGAATGCGGCTATACGTGTTCCACTCGCTGTACTTATTGGTCACAGAAATGCGCAACTTCTGCTCGGTCGTGTTGTCAGTCTCACATGCAAGCTTGTAAAACTCCACAAAAGAGTCAGGTGTCGGAGTGCGAATCAACATCCGACGAAAATAAGCGATTCCGCTGCAGCTGGTGTATTTGGGACTGTTCTCTTCTTTGTAGTCAATTTGAAATTCGTGTTTTTGGTTCTTGGCATCTGTGAAAACAAAATCGTAAGAACCGGTTCCAATATGCATAAAAAGCGAATTCAGTGGATTGAACAGCGATGATTCACCAACGATTTCGCCATTTTCTCTCCGAATTCCAACTGCATAACTATTTTCTTTGACCTCTTCTTTAACTTTGTCTTCTTCCTTGACTTCTTCTTCCTTGACTTCTTCTTCTTCCTTGACCTGTGCCTTCTTTGATTCAGATTCTTTTAGGCAAATGCTTTTGACTGCATTGTATGCTCTGAGGTTGAAATATTCATGAATCTCCATGCGCACTGGGGTGTCGTGGTTCCCGTGTGTCTTCAAGTCAGACACATTTTTGAACAAGTATGACAAAATGCGTTCGTGATAAAAACGTGGTATTTCATGTTCGTACATGGAATCTGATGCGGTCATTGTGTAAGGATATGTTGATGCTATGTCATACTCATGGAGTGCCTTTAAATGCATTCCAAATAACTTTAGCGGCAGCATGTGGTAAATAATATGTGGCAGTATATCATTATTCAATGTCAGAAAACTTTAAAAACAATGGTGCAAAACCTTTAGAATATACAGCATCTTTGGAATATTTCTTGATGAGGAAGGGCGAAGAGTGTGAAGCATGGTCCAAACTCCATTTGATGTCTCATAAGAAGTTCAAAACGAGAGAAACCATGTATAATTTGCCAATTATTACAATCACTGCATTCATCGGTTTTGTGTCCGGTCTTAATTTGAATTATGAATACATTCACCTCATTTTAGGAGGAATGAGTCTCTATGCAAGCCTGCTCAAAAGCTACTTTTCATATTTAAAAATCAGTCAGAAAAGTGAAAATCATCGAATTGCCTACATACAATATGGTCAAATCGCAAACGAGATTCGCGTTGAACTTGCGCTTGAACCAAATATGCGCAAAGAACCCAGCGGATTAGTTGACTTAATACGCATAAAAATGAAAAATTTATTGGAAGTGTCTGAAATCATTGACAATGCAATTATTGATGAATATCTCTCAAAGTTGGACAAGACAAAACAAACAAATGTGCTGCATTGGATTACAAAAGAACGACAAGCCGCCACGCATGAAACAAATCCAGATGAGATGATGCTGGGCAGACCCCCTGTTTTAAAACTGGCCAATCGAATTGAATCTTATGTGGATATAAACCAAAAAGTGGTTTTAAATAAACATGGCAAATCAAGACTAGGACTAACCACAATGAAGACGGTTGTTCCGATCGGCAGTGCGACTCCATCTGAAGACCAACTGGAACTGGAAATAACGGAACCCGACACTGCTACAAAACATGAAGTTGCCGGAATCATGGTATAACCATTTCACACTACTTAAAAAATTATAGTCATTATTATAGAAATGAATATAGTTGTTGAATGCCCGCATTGCAGCGGAACGGTCATCATTGAACAAATAAACTGCGCCATATTTCGCCACGGCGTCCACATTTCCAATGGGAATCAAATGAATCCACACGAATGCAAAGAAGTGTGCGACAATCTTGCCTCCACAAACCAAATCTACGGATGCGGCAAACCATTCAAACTCACAAAAAATGAAGATGGAACGTACTTGGCGAGAGATTGCGAATACATTTGAACATTGAATATTGATTTTTGAATGAATTAAATCAATACTCCGGCGTGTGCTTTTTGAACAAACACCCATGCGGGGTTATGCCGACCATTTCATTGATGACGGCTGCGTTCTGAAACTTGCAGTTCGACAACCAAACTTTAACAATGCAGAAATTCTTTTTGGGAGAAATGGTTATGCCATTCACCACTGGCAACAACGCTTTATTAGGCGAAATGCTGTTCCCCACTACTGCATATGTTAGTTGCCGCCAACAATCTTGCACATCTTTATTGCTAACCTTGTATGAGAAACATCCACCATTCCGGTTTCTAACATCTTCCCAAATAGGCGTGATCCCTTCCCTCATCAAAAACAGCATGCAGTTCATGACCAACTTGGGCGGAAGCATTTCGGTCACACTAACAGCTTGTTCCACCGTGTTGAAATCATACAATTTTATATAGCTTTTCAAGGACCAGTCCGTGTCGTGTGGAAGATGACACCACAGTGTCCATCCACTAGACAGTGCATGATGCGATTCAGCAACGCATGCATTGCCGTTGATATCGCATGATTCGAGTGTGGTGTGTGCGGAAGAGGAAGAGGCAGATGAAGATTCCTTCATGTTGTTCTCAATGTACATAAATTAATGCTACTTTTTAAATTGATTTGTT